GAGCTACCTTTTGTTTCTAAAGAATTTGAAAAAATGTGGTTTAGTTGGAAAGGTTATAAGAAAAAACAATTTAGATTTACATACAAAACTGCACAAAGTGAACTTGCTACTTTACAAGAATTAACAAAATTATCAAACGGACAAGAAGACATTGCCATAAAAATAATACTTCAGTCAATGGCAAATGGTTGGAAAGGTCTATTTAACCTAAAAGAAGATGCAAAAGGAACTGCAAATAATACAAGAAAACTTACAAAAGGCGAACAATTTAACCTTGATGCCCACAACAGGATATACTCTACTTCCTATGGAGCAGGAGATTATGACCGCATTTTCGGGGGAGCGGATACGGAGCCTAAACTCTATCATATTTAATCAAAACATTATTTACATAATGCAATTAGTTGGCATTAATGTAATACCAGACAAGGTTAAATTAGATATTTTAGAAGATTGGATAAGAACTGAATACGGAAACTTTACAATAAATGAAGTAAAAGTAGCGTTTAAGCAAATGGTAGCTAATGACTTTATAGACCACTACCAAAACTTTAGTCCTGCATATTTTAGTCAGGTAATGGATAGGTATAAGAAAAAAGCAAACGAAATACGCAAGATGATACCACAAGAACGAGTAGAAGCAATACCGCACTTAACCGACTTAGAGATAATAGATTATAGCTACCAAGAATACAAATTGTTAGAAAATAGAACATTTGACAAAGTGTTTAACCCATTGAGCGTATTTACAAAGCTTAACAATACAGGCATAAAGAAGTGGACTAAAGAAGATGGAGCGGTTGCTAAAAAGAAGCTAATGGAGATTATTACCTATAAAGCTAATAAAATGGATATACTAAGCGCAAAACAGTACCGAGACGAGTGGACTGAAAGTTGGTTAAAAAACCAAGCAAGAGCGGTTGCGGTAGCTTTATTTTTTGAGGAACAAATAAAATTTGGCAAAGTTTCATTTTCTTAATATAGTTTTGTAATATGACGGCAAACGAATTAACCAAAGAAGCTATAAAAACCTTAAATAAAAATGGTGCTTTTGTATGGCGCAACAATAACCTTGCCGTAAGAGGTAGAACTTTTATAGGACTTAAAGGAGTTCCAGACGTGGTTGGGTTTACAAGTCAAGGCATAGCCGTCTACTGCGAAACAAAAGCAATAGGCGACAAGTTAAGCAGCTACCAAATTTCATTCTTAAACTTAGCAAAGGCATCTAAATGTTTATGTTATATAGCAACTGAGGAAAATGGCAAACTATCATTAAAGGAATATGAACCGCAATAGCATTATCGAAAAGTTATGGAATAGCCAAGAGTTAAAAGAGGCTATTGCCAAAATGCAGCCAGAGGACTTGCAAGACGACCTGCGCAGCGAAATATTTAAAGTGCTATGTGAAATGGAAGAAGATAAGCTTGTCGATATGTATAACCGAAATGTACTTAGGTTTTACTTAGTCCGCACAATGCTTAATATGACACAATCAAATACAAGCCAATTCTATAAGCTATACCGCAAACCATTACAAACCGAACTACCTGTTTACGATAGAGACGAGGAATTACTTAATCGTGTAGAAGATGAGTTAAGCAAACTACATTGGTTTAGCAGCGACTTACTTAGGCTTTATGCTATTAACCATAACTGCAACGCAAAGGAATTAAGTAGGGTTACAGGCATACCTTATATGACAATACATAGGGTATTGAAGCTAACAAAAAAAGAACTAAAAAAACAATTAAGAAAATGAGTATTATTTTAACAGAAGAAATACTCTTTAATAAAATAAAGAAATTGATACCTGACTTGCAAAACAGACATCCTTTAAGTTATAGAGATGGTTACAGTCCTAAGTATGATTTATCTATTGAATTAAAATGTAGAAAAGAACATTATAAATTATTAATAATAGAAAAAATTAAGTGGGATAAATTAATAGAACATAAAAATGTAAGGTATATAAATAGCACACCAGTAGGTATTTATTCTTTTAATTTAAAAACTATTGAAGTTCCTGAATGGTTTAATAAGATGCTACCTGCACAAACAGAATTTTCAAATAAACAAATGATAAATAAAAAAGTAGGTTTATTAAATATTGAACAAGCAAAAGAAATAAGCGAATTATTAAATAAATAAAAATGATACTAACAATATTAGCAGCTATAAGCTTTGCTTTATTCTTTGTAGAAGTACACCAACTACATATAAAATGGAATTTAAACTTTAAGCCGTTTAGTTGCACGAGTTGTTTAAGTGCTTGGGTAGGTTTTGCTTTGTATATGTTACCCGACTTATTTACAAACATAGTAGCGGTAGTATTCATACCAGGAGTACTTGCACCAATCATAACTAAATTAATGTGGAACTTATGGAAATAGAACATCGCAATTATTTAGACCTGCACCGACCTAATTACGAAATGGTGCAGAACGGCTATGTAAGAAACATAGATTTAGATATACTAAAAATGTACGAGCATATCTATCGCAAGTATATGAGCGCAGATTTCATATTGACAGTATGGTGCAGCCATTGTATCTTCGATATGATTAAACGTTTGTACGAATGGTACGACGCACAACCTAAACCTAAAAAGAAAAAGAATGGCTAATTTTATTCACCCTACCGCTATCATTGGCGATAACGTAATTATCGGAGATGGTAACTACATTGGTGCTTATTGTATTATAGGCGACAAAGCAGAGCATAAAAAGTTTTGGCAAAAAGAAAAAGGCAAAGTATACATAGGCGACAACAATGTTATTACAGGGCTTGTTACTATTGACGCAGGTACAGAGATAGATACCTTTATAGGTAATGGTTGTTTTATAATGAAACACGCACACATCGGACACGACTGCCAAATCTTTGATAATGTTACTATAAGTTGCGGTGCTAAAATAGGCGGACACTCCATAATTGACGAAGGTGCTAATATAGGACTTAACGCAGTATTGCATCAGTTTTCGCAAGTAGGACATAATTGTATGGTAGGCGCAAGTGCCTTTCTTAAAGGGGAAGCTAAAGCAAATACTAAATACGCAGGCGTACCAGCAAGGGAAATAGGCTCAAATATAAGATAATGAAAGTAGCAATCTTATTACTAACACAAAATAGACACGATTTAACGCAGCGTGTAATTAATCATAACTTTTATAATTCAGGTTATGATGCGGACTGCTTCTTAATTGACAACGGAAGCGATACGCTAAGGTTATTTGATTATCCTTTTAAAGATTATAATTATTCAAAAGAAAAGCGAGGCATCGGAGCAGGTGTTAATGCAGGGTTAAGAATGACACAGAATTACGATGCAGTTTGTTTGTTAGCGAATGATATTTTGCTGCCTGAAAACTGGTTGGCTAAGTTTGTACTTTACGCACAACGAATAGAAAACACAGGCATCATTGGAATACATTGTGTAGAGGAACTGCCACCAATAGTAGACGGGGTACATAAAACGCACACACCTTTTGGAGATAACTTTATTACTCGGGAACTTATAGACACGATAGGCGGTTACAATGAAGCATACGACCCGTACGGAATGCAAGATAGAGATTACGGAGAACGTGCAACCATTACAGGCTTTACTAATTATTACCTTCCAGATATGAGGTCGGAGCATATAGGACACGATGTAGGTAACGGAACTGAGTACCGCAGAATGAAAGACGAAAGCTTGGCACGAGCGCAAAGCGTATGGGATAAATACCAAGACATATATCACAACCAAAAAAATATAAGATGCGAATACTCTGCATAACTTCAGCCAACAGTGGCGTCGGCTACCACAGAATAATGATGCCTATTGTTAATATGCAAAAGGACTACGCACTTATTACAGACGTACTTAATGACGAGTTATTAGAGCAAGGGTGGGATATTCTTTTAATGAATAGAATGTTAAACGAAATATCCGCAACGCAAATGGACACCTGGAGAACTAAGTACGAGTTTAAGTTAGTAGTCGATAACGATGACTATTGGAACTTAGAGCCAAGCCATTTGTTGTATGAGCGTTATATTATGCAAGACATACCTTCGCAAATCATAAGTTATATGCAGATAGCTGACCTTTGCACTTGTACGCACGATAGGTTAGCAGACGAAATAAGCAAATACAATAAGAACGTACACATACTACCAAACGCACTACCTTACGGGCAGGAGCAGTTTACTGATAACAAGACAGAAGATTACAAGGTAAGATTATTCTGGAGCGGTAGCGGAACGCACGAGCGAGATTTAGAACTATTAAGACAACCTTTTAAGCGTCTGCAAGGTATGAATATTAGAACTGTAATAGCAGGATATAACGACGGGGAGAAGCCTGTATGGGATAAAATGATAGATGCTTTCACTTGCGGTCTAAAGCTTAACCCTACTATTTACAACTACGCAAGAATTACTGAATATATGGGCAGCTATACAGATAGCGATATTTCAGTTATACCTTTAGTAGATAGCAAGTTTAACGCTATGAAGTCAAACTTAAAAGTATTAGAAACGGCAGCTAAAAAGAACCCTGCGGTAGTTAGCTATGTCAATCCGTACCTTGATATGCCCGTACACTATGTTAAAAGTCAAAAGGATTGGTATAAACATATCAAAGATTTAGTATGTGATGCAGATATGCGTAAAGAAAGCGGACAAAAGCTTTTTGAGTTCTGCGAAAAGAATTATAACTTCGAGGCAATAAATTCCGACCGAAAGTATATTTATAGTAAACTATGCCAGTAACTAAGTGCGCCTCTAATGGCAAATGGAAAATAGGAAATGGTGCGTGTATATTCGACACCGAAGAAAAAGCTATGCAAGTTTGGAAAGCAATATTAGCAGGTGGGAAGTTTGCGGAAAGCTATACCGACTACCCACAAGCTGCAAGTGATAACGCACAAATTGCTATTAATTGGGCTGAAAAGAACGGCTGGGGAGATTGTTTAGAAGCAACAGGCAAAGCAAGAGCAAGGCAGTTAGCAAATAGAGAACCTATAAGTAGGGACACAATAGCAAGAATGGCATCGTTTAAAAGACACCAGCAACATAGCAAAAGGAAGTTAGGAGATGGCTGCGGTAGGTTAGCCTGGTTGGCTTGGGGTGGCGACGAAGGTATCGCTTACGCAATTAGGAAACTAAAAGAAATAGACAATAAATAATTTGCATAGTTAAATTTTTTAATTATTAATCAACGGAAAATTTAATGGGGAAACTATGCAGAAACACACGCAGATAGGGAGCAGGGATAAAAAACAAAACCTTGCTTCCTATTAAGTGTAAAAAACAATAATATGGAAGAAATATTTAAACCTATTCCAGAACTCAATGGGAAGTATGAATGCTCTAATTTTGGTAGAGTAAGAAGAATAAATAAAGATTATAGATGCGAAAAATATAAATACCTAAATCAGCAAAATACAAAAGATGGATACAAATATGTTCATTGTACATTAAAATACAGGAAACTTGTACATCGAATAGTTGGAGAATTATTTATAGAAAACATTAATAATTATCCTTGTATAAATCATAAAGATTTTAATAAAACAAACAATAGAGTAGACAATTTAGAATGGGTAACGCATAAATTAAATTCAATACACGCATCAAAAAATAGTGTATTAGGTTCACTAAGTTATACTATATTAGATAAAGAAACTAATGAAATATATAAATCTATGACAGAGTTATCTTTGAAATTAGGTAAATATAAAGCTTATGTATACGAATTGGTAAAAAATGGTAAATTAGATAAAAGATATGAAATTTTAGAATTAACACATAAAAAGCATAATGCAAAAGCATACTAAAAACTATCTTGATTTTTTTGGATATACAAAAGAAGATGTCATTTTATGCGAAGTGTGTGGTAAGGTTGCAGTAGACATAGCGCATATAGTTGCAAGGTCAAAGTTTGGTAGCAAAAGAAAAGAGGAGCAAGATGACATAACTAATTTATGCGCAATGTGTCGTCAATGTCATTACGATTATGACTTTAAGAATAGGTGGACTAAAGAAGAAATATTTGAAATACATTTAAATAATATACCAAATGGCAAAAGGTAAAGAGAACAACGGGAAAACATCATTCGGGAAAAGGAAGCGAGGCTCTGCAAAGAAGTCCTACAACAAGCACAACCCTCGTGAAAAAGCATATAGAGGTCAAGGCAGATGAGAAAACTAACGGCTATATGGTATATTATAACTCACAAAGCTTACTTCGTAGCAGTATGTAAAACAGGCTTTAATGGAGACGAAATGACCACAATAGGTAATTATACTTACTCAATGGCTGAAACCTTAATTAATAAGCACATAGAAGATGTAAACAATTACATTGACCAAGAAGATGCAATAGACGAAGCCAACGACATAATTAACGGGATATTATGATATTACTATCAAGCCAAGTAGAGAGCATAGCCTCACGCAAAGACAAGACAATAAAACTAACATTAGCAACGCAAGAACTAAGTCCTAAAGATGCAGCTAACTTGTTTCAGCTTAACCAACAATTTTGCTACCTTGCTATTAAAGAAGAACCTTTTAGCAAAGAAGAACAAGACGTAATAGAAAACCTAAAGGCTGACCCCGACACCTTTAAGACACCAAGCCAAAGGCTACGAGGCATCTTATACAAGACATACGAACAAGACAACGAAGGATATAAAGATTTTAACACATATTACCTTTCCGTTATGGATAGGATATGCCAACACTATAAAACTAAATTAGATGGGTAGACATAAAGCAATAGAAACACCTGAAATAATGCTTCAGCTATTTACAGAATACTGCGAATATGCTAAGAGCAATCCTATTAAAGTACACGACTTTGTAGGTAAAGACGGAGACGAAGTTTACAGATTAAGAGAAAGACCTTTAACGATAGAAGGCTTTGAGAACTACTGTTATAATCAAGGAGTTGTGAGCAATATTGATAGATATTTTGCTAACACCGATAATGCTTACGAAGATTTTCGTAGTATCTGTTCGCGTATTAGGAAAACAATTAGGCAAGACCAAATCGAAGGCGGTATGGCAGGGGTGTACAATCCAAGCATAACGCAGCGTTTGAATAGCCTTGTAGAAAAGAGCGAGAACAAACACGAAGTGAGTGAGATTAAAATTACCTACGATAGATAATGCAAACCATAGGTCTACGCTTACATAACCCACACCCTGCACAAAAGCAAGTCCTTGACTGCGATAGTAGGTTTATTGTTATGATGGCAGGGCGAAGGTTCGGCAAGTCCTTGATTAGCCAAACCATAAGTATAGACACTGCGGTTAATAAAAAACGTGTAGCCTACATAACCCCTACTTACCAATTAGGTAAGATATTCTTTAAGGAAATAGTAGACCTACTACCCCCTGAAATATACACCAAGAACGAGAGCGACCTTGTAATAAACTTTATAACTGGTGGGTCTATCCGCTTCTTTACGGGCGAAAGGTTAGACAATCTAAGAGGTTTAAAGTTTCACTTAGCCGTTATAGACGAAGCTTCATTTATTCCTAACTTAGAAGATGGGTGGCTAAACTCAATAAGACCTACCTTAACTGACTATAAAGGTCGGGCAATATTCTTAAGCACCCCACGAGGCAAGAACTATTTTTATAGCTTATTTAGTAAAGCAGAACCTAATTGGCAAAGCTTTAAATTCACTACATACGATAACCCTTACATAGACCCACAAGAAATAGACGATGCCCGTAGGCAACTGCCAGAGGTTGTGTTTGAGCAGGAGTATATGGCAAACCCTGCCGAGAACGCAGCTAACCCATTCGGTACGCAATTTATCCGTAATTGCATACACCCCGTTACTACAATGCCTGTTGTAGCCTTTGGTATTGACCTTGCCAAGTCAGTCGATTGGACTGTAATAGTAGGTTTAGACCAAGACGGAAACGTGGCTTATTTTGACCGCTTCCAAATGGATTGGCATAATACCAAGCAGAACATCATTAGGCTGCCTAAATGCCCTATCCTTGTCGATTCTACGGGGGTTGGCGACCCTATCCTCGAGGACTTACAACGTGAAGGTGTAATGATACAAGGATTAAAGTTTACAAGTTCAAGTAAGCAGCAGCTAATGGAAGGCTTACAGGCTGCCATACATCAAGGGAAAATAGGCTACCCCGACGGAATAATAAGCCAGGAGTTAGAAGTATTTGAATACCAATACACTGCAACTGGGGTTAAGTACTCAGCACCTTCAGGCTATCACGATGACGCAGTTATGGCTTTGGCTTTAGCTTGGCAGAACTTTAGCCTTAAACGTGGCACGGGTAGGTATGCTTTCTTATAATTTACCGCTTATCCTTGATATTTACCGCTCATAACAATTTTATAAAAAAGTTTGCTCATTTGATTGTAGAATGTGTAAAGGTTGTATATTTGTGTAACAAAAGCAAATAACAATGAACTACGAATTAAAAGTTACAGAAACCAACAACAAAACAGCAAAATACAATTACCAAGTAATTGACGAAGCTGGTAACGTAATAACTGAGCGCAAAAGCAACAAAGAATATGTAGCTTGTACTGCTGACGGAGTTTACTTTTTTGGTAGATTAGATTTAATTGGAAAGGGTAACCACGGAGCAGAAATGAAAGTAATTGCCAATAACCCTGAAAGTTATCAAGGTTATGAACTTAGAAAAACTATTGCTTACAAAAAATAAACAAAATAGGGGTGCGACTATTCAACGCACAATTTAACCTCTAAACCAAACACAATGAAAAAAGAAACCGCACAACTTTTAGCCGTATTTTTAGTAGCTTGTTACATTATTGGGCAACTTCAAGACATCTACTCGAAATGATTTACGCTATATGCTTTCTGCTAATTGCAACAGGCTTTGTAATGGCAGCCCTAACAGATTACACACTAAAACAATACAATGACACAACTAAGCAAAGAATACATAGACAAGTACTACGCAACAGAACCAATTAGTATTATGATGTCTAACATAGACGCTAGTTACTTAGAGATACTAACGTACTGCAAAGAGAAAGGCTACGAACCTGCCAAGCGCAGATTAAGACGTGAGCCAAGCAGCTTTAAAGTAGGATACTTTGATATTGATAATTACAAACCAGAAACAATATGAAAACTGCAATAGAATGGTTGTATAATGAATTATCAAAAAATAATACAACAACAGATTCAGTAATAGAAAGAATTAATAAAGAGTTAAGTATATGGGAACAAGCCAAAGAAATGGAAAAAGAGCAGATATTAGATGCAAGACTTGATGGCTTTGTAATTAGTGGTGAAGGTTGGAATGGGGAATATCCTTTTGAAGGTAAAACTTATGAAGAAATATCTTTAAAAATAAATAATGAAGAATATTACAAAATAACCTATGAGATTTAAAGCATTTAAAGTTAAAAAATTTATAGCATTTATACCTTGTGTAAATGTAAATTTATGGGATACTTCCTACACATTAGAAATAGGGTGGCTAAAATATTTTATTAACATACGCATTGATAAACCTTTAACCAAACAATAAACACAATGGAACTACAACAAATATTTGAAACAACAAAAGAGCAAAGGGTAGAGTTTACCCATCAGTTAATTGAACGCTTAAACAATGGGGAACTTGACCCGTTAAAAACACATCTCCAGGTTAAAGCCTTAGAGGATATGCTTGAAACCCTAAAGAATAGCAAGGACTATAAAGATGCAGTATTAAACGCAGCCGTACAGAATGGTAAGGAGTTTGAGTATATGAGTGCTAAATTTAACGTTCGTGAAGTCGGGGTTAAGTATGACTACTCCAAATGTGAAAGCCCTTCCTATGACGAGATAATGAGCGATTATAACGATGCAGCTAAACGCAAAAAGGATATGGAGGACTTCCTTAAAAAAGTACCTCATTCTGGACTTGACATTATTAACGGAGTTACTGGCGAGGTAACACGAGTTTACCCACCTGCCAAGAGTAGCACAACAAGTGTAGCCGTATCATTAAAATAATTAAAATATTATACTTCTTTGCAATTTGCTTACCTTTGGCAGCGTTATGCTACATAGGTGGGCATCTTGCTTATGAGCTAATGTTAAAACTACGCAAATGACATCACAAGAAAAGGCGCAGGAATTGTTTGGTAAATACGCTATATATTTAAGAGCAAACTTATTATATGAGGAGGAAGCTAATGAAGATGCTAAACATTGTTCCTTAATAGCAGTAGACGAAATAATAGCTTCTAATCCTATTTCCTTTGACGAAGAAGATAACTGCATAGCAAAACAATGGTGGCAAGAAGTTAAAAAAGAAATTGAAAAATTATGACTTGGAACGAATTAACAGTTTGGCAGTACCAACAAATCTACCCAATAGTTACAAAGCCTGAAAAAGATTGGACTAACTTAGACGTGGAAAGTAAGTTAGTAGGCATAATCTATAACCTGACAGACACGCAGGTAGATAGCTTAACTATTCAGCAATTCAATAATCTAAGAGGAACGCTTGACTTTTTAGATGATAAAATTGAAGGTAAGCCTGTTAAGTATACGCAAGTAAACGGCAAACGATACCGCTTTGTTTATGACGTGCAACAAATGAAGGCAGCCAGATATATTGAAAGCAAGGTGTTTAGCACCGACCTAATTAACAACCTACATAAATTAGCAGCCTCAATGGTAATGCCTCAACGCAAAACCTGGTATGGCAAATGGGTCGATGACAAGTACGACGCAGCCAAGCATAGCGAATATGCAGCCGACCTACAAGCCTCGAACTTTGTTCACATTTATCATTCGGTTGTTTTTTTTTATCAAGTATACAGAAATTGGATAGAAGTTACGAAGGATTATTTGGTAACGGAAATGACGAGCAAGGGGTTGACGAAGGAAGTAGCGGAAGGGGTGGTTCAAACTTTATGCGAAACTTTGGATGGCAGTATTGCGCCAAATCTGTTGCCGACTACGAAAATATCACAGTTGACGAAAGCTATGAGCTAACAACAATACAATTCTTAAACACGCTATCCTACCTAAAGGCGAAAGCCGATTATGATAAGGAGCAGCAAAGGAAACTTAAATAAGACCCCCATACCCCCAGACAAGCCCTGCCAATTTTGGTGGGGTTAGTTATTTTTAGACATTAGGTATATTTATTTGCGTGAGTATATCAAAGGCGCAAATACAGACATTACGGGAAGGCTTTTTACAAAGCATAGGGGAAACTGGCTTTGGCAAGGTTAAAGAAGGCGAACTTCCTATCTTAGAGGAAACCCTTGCTTTATACGGGAAGGCTTTTAATGATACGCTTGTTAAGATATTAGACCAAGACAATATCACAAGCTCTGGTAGGTTAGCAGAACCAGCTTTACCTATAA